TGCGAGGAAGGTCCAGGAACGTAGCCTTGATCGGGAACCCGGCGAAGTCATCGATGGGAAGCTCGATCGAAGAGTCACGCTCGACGGCAGCCTTCGGGGCGTAGAACGCCAGCGCGGTGTCGCCGTCCACGATCCAGACCAGAACGGCCTTCTCGATCGGGGGGTTCTCACCGGGCACGCCCACGACGCCGTTGACGGAGGTGTCAAGGTCGCCGTAGTATAGGTTCAGCGCGTCCACGTCGAACTGCTCGAGCCGAAGCATGATGTAGTCTTCTTCAGGCTCGTTCGGCATGACCTCACGGAGAGCCTTACGCTGCCACGTACCGCGCAGCTTGGCTTGCCACCGGAGAACCCGAACTCGGGCATCTTCTCGCGGGAGGTGTGGCCGACCATCTTCCAGGCAAGGGCCGCTGTGGTAGTCGTCACCGTAGCGTGCGGCGTGGAGCCACCGGTCAGACCGGCGTCCACAACCGTAGCCGTAAGGGTCTCGCCTTCCAGCGCCTCGCAGAACGTGACGGTGATGGTGCCAGCGGGGAGCGCCGCACCGGCGACCGAGGTGTTGTCAGCGCCAACCGAAGCCAGAGCCTCCACAAGAGTCTGAACCTGGTCCGGGGTAGCGTTCCACGGGATGGTGGCCGGGGTGTCGCCGGAAGCGAACTTGACGGTGAACGATCCACCCGTCGGGGTACCCGTCACCGCGAAGGTGACTGTCTGGCAGCCGAACAGCTCGGGGTCGAGCGTGTCGACGTCGTCGGGGGAAGGAGCAGCGGTGCCCACGTCAGCCGTGAACACATACCCCTTTGCAGCTACAACAACTGCGTTGTCATCTAGAGCCATATTGCTCTATCTCCTTGGTTATGAGGTGGGTCGGGGTGGTCTTACCCCTAGTTGGATGAGACCCTGGACCCGCCAGGAGTCTTGGAACGGGGAGCCGAACTGTGTGGCCCCCATAGTCTCTTTGATGGAACTCAGGTGACCGACGTCAGGAACAACAACCTGGCGTTCGACCGCGTCGTAGAGGGCTTCCAGAGCATCCTCGTACAGGTTCTCCGTATCAGGGAGACTCACTGCGCCGAACGCGGTCATCTCGACCACGGTCAGGCCCAGCTTTGTGGGGTGATTCCTGTTTCTCGAACCCCCGATTCGACGGAGGTGAATCAACGGGAAATCTCGGTAGTCGATCTCGGGGATCCACGTACCGCACTTGACAGCAGGCACCCGGTTAGCGATAGCCGGGTAAGCGTTGAGGATAGGCAACATCACCGTCTGAACTCTTGGCAATGCGGGCAAGCTCTTCCTCCTTACGCGATACCTGACGCTCTGGTCAGGATGTACAGGCCCTCGGGCGACTTCGTTATATGCCCGTACCTTTCCGGGGCGAAGTACCCGGATGGGCTGTGTCCGAACTCCATCGCCAACGGGTTAGGGCCTTCGAGGTTGACGAACGAGTCGACGTCACCGTGGGACTTGGTTATCTCGTACCGGTGCCCGGTGGAAGCGGGATCTCCGATGTTCACCCAGTGGGTGGTGGATCGAGCCTCCATGAGGAGGCCGTCCGCTACACCGTGGATCTCTTCGGCCTTTTTGGCCACCGTCTCGCGAACACCGTCTATGTGAGAGACGACGATGTTCATAGCGTGGTCACCGATCAGTTGCACCGGCACTTGTAGAGCCTCCTCGTTTGATAGAGAACTCCTGGTGCTGAGTGCGCCGGGAAGACTGGTAGACCTGCGGGAATCCGTAGATCGAGAACAACTGGCCGTTCCACAGCACCTTCGCCTGGGGCCCTAGCTGGGACGTGTCGAACGAGCGAGGAAACCTGATCCGGTAGTCCTGCTCTGTATAGAACCCTTTGTCGTTCTGCTCCGCGTCCCTGCGGGCCGTACCGGTCATCGTGATGAGCTGTACTCGGCCTACGGTGTCGATGCCGACGTCCGATGCTTTGGTCTGGGTGTTCCCGTCCTCGTCTGTGACGATGACCTGCGGGTAGACGGTGATCGGGACGTAGTGCGCCCCGCCGTCCAGGAGGCTCACCAGAGCCCCCATCCAACCTCACGTGGGAAGTGGGGCAGACAAATCTTAGGCTCCATCGAGAAGAACCCCTGGCGAAGACCGAGGATAGCCCATTCGCTGGGCAGGATCTCCAGGTTTCCTGAGGCTAGCTGGGAGCTGAGCTGGTAGGTGTAAGAACCGTCCGTCTCGGACATGTAACCCTCTGGGTTACGGGCGAGCCGTAGTACGGCGTCGGACTCGACCTGGACGACGTCCGCCTGATCTATGGTTCCGGCGGTGATCTGGTCAGCCAAGTCGGGGATTCTCTTGAGTATCAACCGCTCGACGTCAGCGAGCCGGGTGGTGATCAAAGTGAGGATCGCCGTGTCGGTAACCGACTGACCCCACCTGTTGGTGACGTCTGTGGCTGTTGCGTAGGTCATGACCCTCCTTGGAAGCGGAGGGGGGCCTAAGCCCCCCTCCGTTCGTTGTCAAGAAAATCAGCTGAGGCTGACGTTGTGGCCAGCCGAACCACCTGTGGTGGAGTCGTCAGCGACCGAGAAGGCGTCACCGGAGGTGATGGTGAACGTACCGTCCGTCGCGGTGCCAGTGACAACCGCGTCAGCAACACCCGCGTTAACCAGCGCAGTCTGCAGCTCCGTCTTGGTCGGGTGCGACCAAGTGCCAGCGGACGAGGTGTTCGTGATGGCAGCCGTGGTACGCTTGGTACCGTCGATCCGCTCACCACCAGCAGCCAGCTTGAAGGTACCACCGGTACCGGTGCCCAGCGACAAGTGAGTCGTACGCGGCTTGGTGAAGCCGACGAAGCCGTTCACGTCGCCCAAGATCCAGCCGAAGGTGACCTCAACCAGGATCGCAACCTGGTTGGTTTGCCACATAGAGTAGGTGTTGGAGCCGTCCGTGATCGAAGCCTCGTTGGTCATCTTCACGCGGATCTGGTCTGCGAAACCGTAGGCCAGTTGCTGGAAGTCGCCACCGACCGCGACCAAGCCGCTGTCGGGAGCCGCACCCAGGTCACCGCGAACAGCGCGACCGAAGTGAGCCGGGAGGCCCAGGATCGTGGCAGTCGTGGTGGACAGGTCCAGGATGCCCTGACCGCGAAGCGAGGTGTCAGCCAGCGCGGGGCCGACGACGCCGGGGATACCGGACGACACCGGAACCTGCTCCCGCAGAAGCTGCGAACGGAAACGCGGGTCGACAGCCCAACCGTCGAAGTTGAACTTCGGGCTCTCGTTGACCAAGTCGTAGCCGTCCAGCAGGCCCTGGTAGTAGCCACCAGCGCCGGTTGTCGGGTTGTACGGGGCCAGAGCCACCAGGTTCGGGCTGTTGGCGACGACGTTGGTGCTGTCGATGCCTTGCAGCGCGGTACCCGTCAGAGGCGACAGGCCGTGGAACACAGCCAGGTCGATACCACGACCGATGGCGTAGGCCAGGTCGGCCTGCAGCTCGGTGTAGAGACCCAGCGGGTTCTTGGTGGCGAACTCCTCCGAGACAGTGACGATCGTCGCCAGCTTGATCGGGGAGAGAGTCTTGTAGCCCCACGCCACACCGGTCAGCGGCTTGAGGCCACCTTCACGCTCGGCGTTGGAGGTGCCGGTACCGACCTGACCGACCTCGGGACGCTTCAGCGTAACCGGGATGTTGGTCTGGCCGTACTGGACCGGGATGTTCCGACCCAGCTTCATAACCAGCGAGTGCTCTTGAGCCTGGTCGAAGATGGGGCCGGTGATGATCGGAGGCAGAAGCTCCGAGGGGATGTTCCCGTAACGGCCCTGGTTGTTTACCCCGAGGGTGTTGGGAGCAAGCTCATTGATCTGAGCCATGTTTTACAACTCCTTATTTGTGGAATAGCTTGGCGCTCAGCATTTCTGCGAACACCGCAGCTGGATCATTTGGGGCGGGTCCGCCGCCACCTTGGCCCTGAGAGCGGTCAACCGCTGGGCGCGGGGCGTTGGTACCACCGAACATCGACTTGAGTTCGGCGGCATGTGCCGACATCTCCTCTACCGTGCCGCCTTTCAGGCTGTTGGCGAAGGTCACTATGTGATCCCTCGGTACGTCAGCTTGGACGGTCACGAACAGACGGTCGAACTCGTTCTGCACCGAAGCCTGAGCGGCTACGGCTGCTGCCTTCTCACCAGTCAGCGCAGTGACTTGTTCCTCCAGACCCTTCCGAGCGGCCTTCTCCTCACGGAGCTGAACCCGGTAGTTGGCTGCCTCTAGGTTCGCGGCAGAGATCTGATCTCGAGCCCACGAGGGCAACTCGTCGCTTTTAGGAGCGGGGGCCGGGGGGCCTGGCTTGGGAGCCTCGGGGGTTTCTGAAGTTTTGGTGTCGGACATGTGTTTTGCCTCCTGGGCAGATCGGCCCCACCTCGGGGCTTGGGTGTTAAGCGGCTGCGAGAGCAGACCACTCTTGCGGTGCTATGTCGCCTCGTTGGAGGCTCCTGCGTAGCGCGTTGAGCGCTAGCTGGTTACGGGTGAACTGCCTGCCGTTGTTCTTCCCGAAGTCGTGGGTGCGATCGGGGTCGTCTTCCTGCTCCGCGATCGCTGTTCTGGTGGCTTGGTTCCAAAGCTCCAAAGCCCGTTGGGACTGCTCCTGGCCGAACCAGCCTTCGTTCTTGAAGACCGGAACTACCTTGCACTGGCAGCCGGGGTGCCACTGGTTCATCAGGTCCGAAGCGTCAGCACTCGGGTCGGACCCGAGCCCGCTTAGGTCGGTGTTGGTCTTGGCTCCTGCGGCCTCAGCCGAGTAGTAGACCGGACCACGAGACACCAGCATCAGGCAGAAGGCGCATGGGTTGTGTCCCATAGCGACCCGCGCCCAACCACGGACGATCTTGCCGCCCGAGATGCTCCCGGCAGGGAGCTGGTAACGCTGGGCCTCAATTACCGGATCCAGAGCGTGGTCGTCTTCCACCGAGTGGATGACCTGGTGGCGACCGCCGTTCTCTACCGTCCGAACCGCTTGCAACCCGAGCTGGCCCACCGCGTTGGAGTCGGAGTCCGCCAGGGACATCCTCACCCGCGCAGGGTCCATATCACGCACGAACCTCTCGAAGTCGTAGGTCTCCAAGTGCGTCTCGAACGGAGGTAGCTCCGGGAAGGTGAGTGCCCGCTGGTCGTCGTAGAACGTACGACCGAGACGGGCAGACTTGTACCTCTGGTCCGAAACGAACGAGAAGAGGTACTTAAGAAACACCAACCAATCAGGAACCGCCAGGGACGGCTTGGAGAACAACCCACCGAGGTGGGCTACTTGGCGGGCGGTCTCAGCGGAGAGCGCAGCTTGGGCAGCGGCGTACTCCTCGGGAGTCATGACAGCGGACTCTTGTCTACGGTCTCAGTAGGAGACGCAGCCGACTTGGAGCCACCGGACGAGGGCTGAGACGAAGGGTTCATCATGCCAGCCAGTTGGATGGCAGGACTCTCCTCTTTGTCCCACTCTTTCATCTCGAGACGCTGCTCGACGGTGTAGCCCATGTCGATCCGGGCCTGCTCCCTCGGGATGACACCCATGCCGTTGGCGTACAGCTTCGTAGCCGCGTCGGCTTTGGCCGCGTACGTCGGGGTCGAAGGGTCCTGCCATATCGACTCCAACCGGAGATAGTCCGGTGGGATCTTTCCTGGGTTCATCACCAGGTAGGCGACCCGCATAGCGTCTTCCCACGCGCCTCCGTAGAGGGTGGCTTTCCGTTCGCAGTGCATGACCAGCCGAGACTCCGACGCCTTTATGGCTTCGGCGCTGGCCGGGTTGTCAGACTGAACCGACAGGTACTGCGGGGGCAGACCGGTGTAGGCGGCAGCCTTCTTGTCGAGCTGGTCGAGCGCAGACACGAAGTTCTGTAGCTCGGCAGCAGCGAACTGGGTAGCTGATCCCTCGGGGTCCGCGAACGCCAGGATGCGTGCCATGTAGGCGTCATACTGGGAATTGCCTGTGGTCGGGTCAACGCCGATGTCTTGCGGGTTGACTCCGAACAGCAGCCTTTGTGGGATCGCCATCAGTTCGGCTGCGCCTTGCATGTCCATCAGGATGCGAGCAGCGGCGTCCGTTACGGCACGGATCTCCGGGGTGATCTGAGACGTGCCGTTCAGGTCCGCGAGGGAGGTCTGGTTGAGCATCGGGATGACCGGCACCACGCCGATGTCGTGAACGACGTGGTCTGTGAGCTTCAACCCACCTATAGCCTGCACCGTCCAGTAGTAAGTCTCGTTCGGCAGATACAAAGTCGCCGCGATGACCTGGTGTGGGTAGCCGGGGCGGTAGTCGCGGACCACGCGGATAGCGCGGATGACCTTACGTGTCCGAGGGTCGATGTCGGCCCAAAGCCTCGAGGGCGGTTCGACGCAAATCACCGGCACCTTCGGGTCAGCCGTAGGGTCATCTGGATCCGGTGCGGACACCGTGATGTACGACCGACCGTAGACTAGTGCGTCGGTAAACCCGAGAGGAGCTTGGACATCCAGGTTGTTCGCCTGCCACCAATCCCACAAATCCTCGTCGGCGTCTGTCTGGGATCCCAGACGGAAGCCCTCGATCTGAAGGCGCTCCGAGATAGCGTCCACGTACAGACGCGGGTACCCCACGTGGGCCAGCAGCTTCTCCATCTCTTTCGGGACGGCGATGCCGATAGCCTCCGGGCGGCGCTTGGACAGGTAGTAGTCACGGTCGTCCGACAGATGCCAGTTAGCCTCATCGAACCTGATGATCATCCAGTCCTTCTGCAGCTCCGGGTCGGCGTCCAGCG